TTATTGAGCGTGGCCTTGAAGCCAATAAAGCCTATGTCCGTATGCTTGACGAGATGTCGGCTATATTGGAGAAGTATTGCGAGGAATGGGAGGATTTGGGTATGCGCCATACCTTCATGCAACGTGTTCCTCATGAATGCTGGCAGGGACGTTTTAGCAGGCATAGCCAGAATCCGGAACAAAAGCCGAATTATTCATGACTAAACTATACAAAGTAACCCTCTTCGGCAAACCGTTCATGATTGGATGGTTCAGCCACGCGGACAAATGGTATCACAAGTTTAGCATAGTGAAATAATGGATATAACAGACTTAAAAATTGGTGACTGGGTGAGAATAAGGATGCCGTCACCACAAGGAGAGAGACTTTCCATCCCCATGCAGGTAGTAGGGTTGCTTTCCAGTTTCAACAATCCAAGCCCTAAAGATACGGTATATCTTGACTTTGAAGGGAATGAGGGAGACGTCTGGGAAGAAGAAGTACAGAATTTAGTTTATTATAATGAAGATAAGCCATGAGAAAAGTAGACAGACTGAAAAAGCTCCATGTCCCTATTGATGACAAAACAAGAAGATTGACACAACGGTCAACGGAGACGCTGAAAGTCTTGTCGAGCAGCACAAGGAAGTGGAAAGAAGGCTACATCCATTACGTATAGACAGAAGCACGGTGATTTACGTGCCGGCAGAAAAATGTAATGAGGGATACCGCCGAAAATGGATGAAAAAGGCTGGTATGGAAAAATATATTGTCGTTGTATAATTGTAGGTATTTATCGCAAAGCAAGCAAAAGTTAAACTCTTGATTATGAGTAAATTATATGCGTAAATATTTGGCTAATTCGTTGATAATGAGTATCTTTACAATACTAAAAGAAACCAATATTACTAACAATTAAAAGACAAGAACAATGAAAGAAATAAATAAAATAAAGGATATGAAACGGATATATACCAAAGATATAAAAGCAATGAAGTTAACAGAAGATGAAATGTGGTGGGCAAAAGATACTTTTGATGACATTAATAAAAATGGCTTTGATAATAGTCTTAGATATTATCTACGCACAGATCATTATGATATAAAAGATAAAACTTCCATGCTCAAGAAAGCACTCAAATACTATGCTAAAAAGTATCTCAAAGAGATAGGAGCATACGACCAATGTTCATTTTGGGAAATGAGTTGTTATGTAGCCGATATACTTTGTGTTTCTGCATGTGAGTTACAACGTTGGTATCGTGGAATGAGAATTGAAGATGAATCAATATATATCGCAGAAACCTACGGTCTTGATACTTTTGGAATTGATGAAAATATATAATACATCTAACAAAATAAGTTTAACCAGCAGGGCGAAAGCCCTGCATAACACATAAGAGCAATGAACACATATTACAAATTTGCGCCAAACGTATTTTTGGCAAAGTGCGATGAAAAGCATGAAAAAGGTGAAACAATTGATGTTACCACCAAGTATGGTAAAGAAAACGAAAGTATCGTTTTCAATCTGATTTTTGAGAAAGACGGTTTTTACTATTACTCCATTGTTCGGGCTGACGGCTTTAATGTTCAAGAGTGGGCGAAGCAAAGAGCAGAAAGACGCAGGGAGTGGGCGGCTTCAGCAGGACAAAAGAGTTATAAGTATTACGAGAAATCGAATAAAGATAGAGACTTCCTATCATTGGGAGAACCTATTAAGGTCGGACATCATAGTGAAAGAAGGCATAGAAAGGCAATAGATGACGCTTGGAACAATATGGGCAAAAGTGTTGAGTTTAGCGACAAAGCTGCCGAACATGAAAGAGTAGCCAAGTATTGGGAAAAACGCGCTGAAACTATCAATCTTTCTATGCCGGAAAGTATTGACTTCTACGAACACAAGTTAGAACAAGCGAAAGAATACCATGAAGGTGTGAAGTCCGGCAAATATCCACGTAGCCACTCTTACACTCTCACTTATGCCAAGAAAGAGGTAAACGAACTGCAAAAGAAATACGAACTGGCTAAAAAGTTGTGGGGAGATGAAAACGAAAACCAATAAAGCAATTTCACTACTCCAGTGCGGCGATTTTGAAGCCGCACTAGCAATTTTCTCCACTTTTCGCATGGGATTTACCAAAGAAGAGCAAAGAACCTTGAAAATAGCAAGTGAGAGTCTTTCCGGACATTCCTCGTTCTATCGTCAACTTGGAATTGACATCGACAAGGAGATAGAGAAAAGTAAATCTATTATTACATCGAAGTACTTGAGAATGAAATAGTTAAACAAAGTTTAAGCCATGCATATTTATAATTTAACTTATTGGTAATCAATATATTATTTGTATATTTACATATCAAAAATAACAAATTAATCAATAAGAGCAATGAAGATTACACAAGAAACAATTAGCAAATTAAATGAACTTGGTTACAATGTTTGGGCAGATGATAGGTACGGTTTTGTCGATATGAACGATTATAATAGTGCTACCTACATAGGTATAGGAACAAAAAGTCACTCGGATGACTGGTTCTGCAAGTCGTTTAAAACTCCAAAGGAAAAAGAAGTCACTGTTGAATGGGTGCTTGATAAAATCAGTAAAGAGAATAGATATAAAAGTTTGTACGAATATCTTCAAAAGATAGCAGATAAAAATAGTATTAGCATATATCCTGCATCTTATGGTATAGGAGTTGCTTCTTTATTCAATCGAAGTAAGGACATTGAAATGGTTTCTAATAAACTTCATTCTTTGGGCTTAAAATTTAAAAATGAATTGTCGCAAGGTGGTTGGGTTTATCGTTTCATTGTAAGTAAGGATAGTGAAAACATGAGAGTTCTTGAATCACTTAAATCAGTATAATATGAGCAAGATAGAACAAATGACATCCGAGCTTAACCAGATATTACACTCTGACACCTATCAGTTCGAGATTGACACCGAAGATTTCGTTTTTGGATTCAAAAATACAATCAAGAAACGTACCAAAAGTTTGGCTAAAGCAATCAAATTAAAAGTAATGCTAACCAATGATTGTGGTCGGTTCTTGTCTGATACAGTAAGAATAGTGGCAGTGCGGTTTTATAAGAACGGTCAACTAACCAAGGAGTTAAAAGCTGAAGAAATAACAGCAGCGTATAACGGATAAAATATAGAGCGATGATAACAATAGTAAAAGTATATTTGAAAGACGAACAAGGTAATGAAGACTGGTTCGTTACTCCTATCAATCTATCAGAGCAAGAAGCCCATAAATACTATCTCGGTAATACCTTCAATATGGGACGTGAAACAGACCACATGATGAAATGTTACAAGGTTGAGACAATAAAATCATCAAATTAGATAAATTTATGACTAAAAGTGGCGCTTTTTATGTCATATTTTGTATCTTTACACCATAAAAATAAAAAAAGAGCAATGAAAATTTACACAAGTTATTTCGGAAATCATAGAAAGCTAGAAGCATCTAACATCAAAATGATATGTGTTGCCTTGGGTAAACCAAAATATTACAATGCTCCTCAAATAATAGAGGTGGCGCCAAGAAGATATATGTTGGATGATAAATGGACTTATGAAGAATACACGAACATGTATCTAAACGATGTCCTTTCAAAAGTCAATCCGCAGGAATTGATTCAAACCATCCAACGATTTAGTAACGGTCAAGATGTAGCTCTTTGCTGCTATGAAAAGCCGGGCGATTTTTGCCATCGCCATATTTTGGCAAAGTGGCTGACAGAAAAGACCGAAATCGAAATCAAAGAGTTCGGGATGGTTGAGAGAAAAGAACCTAAGTATGAACAAGCAAGTTTGTTCTAAAGATATGTGTGAGGCTTTTTATGGTTATGGATACACACGTCAATTGAAAACGGAAACCATTGGCAGCTTGGAATAGACAAGCATTTGCGGAAATAGCTCATCGGTAGAGCGTTGGCATTCCAGCCAAAGAGTGGGGTTCGATTCCTTGTTTCCGCTCGAATGCTGTTAAACTCGGCTCGTTGATTGAGGTTGTGTTAAGTAGGCGACAAGGTTCGATTCCTTGCATTTAGTTGGTACTGCGAACAATCTGACAGCTTGGAAAGACAAGCAAATTTGGTGGTATGACGGAATTGGTAGACGCTAATTGAGTACGGTTAATCGTAAAGTGAAATTCTTTGCTAAGTGTTAGATAGGTTGAAACTAAAACCTGACAATCCGTATCAATCCTATCATGCAGGTTCGAATCCTGCTACCACCAATAAGGGATAAAATGGTCATAGGGTGCTAAGACTAATGAACGGAAGTTCCAAGTGTAGATAGGAATGGATGTCATCAAGACCGTAGCTGTAAGTACCAGGTTGAGTAGTTTAAATATCGTAGGATAACCAATCTATGGACGAAAACGAGAAAGCAGACGATACTTGTGTAGGTTCGACTCCTACTTATTCCTCAACCCTTATAGTAGCGATAAGCAAAAGCAAGAACATGAAAGCTTGTGCAGTTTACGGGGTGATGGAAATTGCCATCTGACACGACTGTAAAGAAGCCGAATAGATTGCATAAGTGTTCTTGCAAGTAGCTTGCAGAATGATTGAATTTTGTGTTAAGCCTGTCGGGAATACGCTCGGCAGGCATTTAACGCAAAATGTATATGAAGTTATATACAACCTCAATATATGGACGATAAAGGACTAATAAGAGCATGTGAAAACTCCGGCTGCGGTTGGAAGTGTTGTTCGTTCGGGTCGGACGGACATATTGTAATTCTCCCCCATGAACTTGACGGGTATGAAAAAGAAATTTCCCATTTACAGATTATAGATGATAATTACTTTGGCGGTAAAAAGGTAAAATGTATCGCTAGAGACTGCAAATCATGTGATAATGGTTACAAGCCTATTATGTGTAGAACTTATCCTTTGTGGGTAAAGTCGGTAAAGAAAGGCTTTGTTTTTCGTAGTGGTAAATGTCCGTTGAAGAATGAACAACTTACAAAGCATAAGGAATTTGTATTAGATATTTTCGACAATTATAGAAAAGTATTGTCGCCTAAAGTTGATATAGATGTATTCCTTTCTAAAGCATGGATTGACCGTTACGAACCATTATTCCCAACGCATAAAGGAAGTATAGAATATAAAATGCAGGTCAAATCTTTGTCCATGTATGATATATCCGATATTGAAGAAATGGAGCAAGCTCTTATTGCCAGTCCGGATATGTGCTTTGCATCGGAACCGGAAGATATAGTAAGGTGCTTGCAATCTGATTGTAGTTTCGGATTACTGGTAAATGACAAGCTGGTCGCTTATTCGCTTGCATACTTGACTGAATATGGTACTGCCTACATAGATAAATGCTTTGTCCATGCTGATTATAGGGGAAACGGATTTCAATATGTACTTATTAATGCGAATATAGCGAGGTTAGTTGCTAATGGCGCACATGAAATATTTGCTATGACTTCTCCAAAGAATAAAGCAAGCATTAGGAGTTTTACTAATGCTGGATTTCAATTTAAGCGAGACACTAAGTACAAAGGGATTGAACGTTTAATTTTAAAGTGGGAGCTATGAAAGTTATAGTTTATACCAAGAATATAATTGAGAATATCGAAAAGGCGCAAACACTTGTTAATGCTCCTATTTCGTTAATGTTCAAAGATTTCTACGAGGATATTTATGGACATATCGCGGATAAAATAAACAATAAGATTTTTGGTCTCCATTTAAAAGACAGTATATGCTATTCTATCGGTAAGGCAGCCAGACACCAGAATGGGGCAGTTGCCGTTACTACGTATGATGCAATGGATTGTGTTGTGAATAGATGTATTAATAATATCTACATCCCTATCAATGGTTTTGATAATAGAGAAGGTGTAAGCCTATATGAAGCAAAACAGATAGCCAGAATGGTTCGTGCATGTGATGGCAATTCTCATGCCTATGGAATGATTACTTCTGGTTGCCTGAATGAAAATAGACCGTCACTACGACGATTGTATGATATATGGAATACACTGAAAACAAGTACTGAATCAATTAGTTTGGGTGGTAGCTTTTGGCTGGGACAAAACGAAAGACTTCCGGATTTCATTAGCGATGTACGTATAGGAGAGTATATGTTGTTTGGCACAATTCCGTATAATGAAGATGAATACAAATTAGGGAGGAATGGCATTGAATTAAGTACTAAAGTTATAGGTGTTTTTCCGGACCGCAACCAAATACTTCTTGATTGCGGCTATTCTATGGCTGATATGCAGGATTGCTCATGTGCAAATAGGGAATTGGTCTATTCGGATTGCTCCAGCGAATACACTATGATGAAGTGTCGTGGCAGAGCTTCAGATTATTGCATTGGTGATGTTGTTACGTTTGTTCCCAATTATAAATCATTAGTCAAGTTGAGATATGCAGAACATGAATATAGATAAACCTTGGATTGACTATATTGCCAATCGTACATTTGGCATGGAATTGGAGTTTGCCGATGGTGAAAAACAGCGTATTCCACTTCCATCCGGTTACAAGTGGACGGACAACAAGTTGACCATGATGAATAATTCGGATGGTTCGGCTGTTACACATCACGGTCAGTTTGGCGGTGAGATAAACACTCGACCATATCATTATTGTATGGAAGATTTGCAGGAATTGAAGGACTTCATTCAGACCATGAAAGATGCAGGGAGCTATCTTATGTGGAATGAAGGCTTTGATGCACATCTGTACATTAGGGATATGGATTTGGATGTTATTAAGCGTATGTTTGTCCTCTCTTATTATACTGCATATCCTATCAAGCGGATATTTGACATCGCGGAATGGTGGGAAACAAAATACCTTGTGCCTAGCCCACCTTGGGATGTGGTAAAGCGTGTACTGGAAGCCGATAATATCGATAACTTGCTGAAGGTCTTTAACAATGGTTCAGACAGAGGGCATATCCGGTATTGGCTTAATTTATGTTCCATTGAGAAGATTGGAACGGCAGAGTTTCGCATCTTCAATAGCTCTTGGAACTTCGACAAGGTGCTGGAAACAATCAGGTTCATGTATTCATTTGTAGAGTATGCCTACTTACATGAAGATATGGAAGAGTATAAGCAACTTACTACAGTTGATAGGTGTCTTGAGGTGTTTCATATTGACTATTCTAAAGTTCCCCAAAGGCATAAACCGCTACTTTGGGCGGCAGAGCACTCGGATAATGTTACTATAGTAGGTTCCATGTTCAAGAAGTCAAACCGAATGCTTTCCTTCATCAAGAAAGAAGCGGCCAAGTTTGATGTTGCTCATGTGGTAAACTCATATTATATGGATATAGAGCAAGTCCTTACCAATAGGGAAATTAAAGTTTACACCAAAGAGTATTTTATCTACATGATGTACAAGGCAATCAGGGGTGAGATAAAAGAACTGCACTTTAATGATGAATATGATTTTCTGAACATCAAATCTGAAAGCCCGGCTGAAATCATAGCTACCATCCATCTTTTCAACGCGATTAAGAAGCACAAAAACTCGCAGGATATTTACCATAAGTCTCTTTATGACGATTTCATGTCTAAGTTGGAGTATTATCATAAGAAGTATGCGGAACGTTATCAAAAACTTGTGGATAGCCTTAAAAGCAAGTCTATTGAAGTATCCTATTGTGCTGATATATCAGATGCTATTCTTAATTGCAAAGAGAATGATATACTAATCTATCAGAATGAATTTCATTCCGGCATGAAAGCCACAAGCAACGCATTACAGCGTTTCTTGCTGGATGATTTCGGATGGCAAGAACGAACTAAAACGAAATATGCAGAAATAGATGAAGAACAAGTTAATTACATGGCTCTCTCACAGCATGGATTTATGGGTAGAAGAGAGGTATTCAAAGACCAACGCACATATATTTGGTCTAATGTGGTAGAAAGTGGAGACAGCAGTTTTAGTAAGCGGACTATCATCCCTCTAAAATATAAACGGTTGCCGGATGATTATATGCTTACAGATAAAAGCGAGCTCCGGTTTGTACGTGCTTCTATGGCAGAGATTGATTATCTGCGTATGATTTACTTGAAAAAGGGTATTATTCTAGGTTCTGCACCGTTCTGTTATTTATGGTTTTTGGATGATTATGTGTTCGGAGCTTGTATGTTTGATTTCTTGAAGGTAAGTAAATACGGCATGGATGCAGTTTGGATGAAGTCGGATTTTGTGATAGACCATCCATTACCAAAATTGAGTAGATTGCTAATAATGGGTGTACTTTCGTCAGAGTTCAAATATGAATTGGATATAAGATATAAACATGAATGTGGAGTGATTGCCACTTCTGTATTTACCGACAAACCGGTAAGTATGAAGTATCGGGGAGTGTTCAAACTGCATGAACGCTGTGTTGGTAAACTCCATTACATACAGGATGCAGGTATTCGTGGAAAATTGGACGATATTTTAAAAGCTTTTGTGAAAAAATACGGTGATGAGCCGAGAAAGGAATAATAAATGGGAAAATTCAAGATAGCGGAAGTGCAATTATCTGACATTAAGCTGGTCAAGAAAAATGCTCATTTTATGCAGCAGGACACGTTTAATGCCTTAGTGAATAACATTCGTAGGGACGGTCAATTATCGTCTGTACCGTTTTGTGTAAAGCATTCGGATGGTTCTTATACGGTAGTAAGTGGTAATCACCGAACACAAGCGGCAAAGATGGCCGGTCTTACATCCATCCATGTTATGTACATAGATGAAGAAGAGACTACAAACGATTGGTTGCTGGCAACACAATTGTCACATAACAGTATAGTTGGGCAGGACGATGCGGAAGTATTGAAACAGCTATTGGACGAGATAACGGATGTCGCTCTAAAAGAATATGCGCATATCAGCAATGAAGTTCTGGAAAGCGTGAAGGACATCAACTATACGGTTGAAATGCCGAATAACGAAATCGTTCCGGTAACTCTCATGTTTGTTAATACGCAGAAAACTACATTTGATAAGTTGATGGAAACGTTGGATTGCTATTCGGAAAAAGAACTTGGTAATCTAACTTTGGTGGATATGGATACAATGCACCGATTGAATGAGGTGTCGGCCAAAGTTCAGACAAAGTATAAAATTAAATCTCAGGCTTTGAGTATTTGTAAGATGTTGGAAATCGTAAACAATGTATTGGAGGGCAATAAAGATGGCACAGAAGTATAGGCTTAATACTAGACAGAAAAAACAGTTGTTTCTTAAAGCGTTGGACACAAGAATGCTTAATGTAACATCTGCATGTGAAGCTGCGAATATATCCAGAACTCTTGCTTATAAGTGGAAAGCAAACGACCCGGATTTTGCAGAGAAATGGAAGGAGGTTGAGGAAAGTTTTTACGATAAATTGGAAACTACGATGTTCGCCAAAGCCTTGACGGAGCAAGATAATACTATGCTTATTTGGCTGAGCAAGACCAAAATGAAACATAGAGGTTATATTGAAAAGGTGGAGCAGGATGTGAATGTGAATCCGTTTGAGAAATTGATGCAGGAATTGCCGGACGACGAAGAATGACAATATCAGATGGAAAAGCTTTGCGGAAAATCAAATCATGGACTGAGGACTGGAATAGGTTCGTCCGTGATGCCCTTAAGGCACGTTTGGATAAAGAACAGCAGGATATAATTTCTTCTGTTCAATATAACTCGATGACAGCCGTTGCATCAGGTACAGCCCGTGGCAAGGACTTTGTAGCCGCTTGTGCATCTTTGTGCTTCATGTATCTTACCCCTCGTTGGAAAGATGGAAAGTTGACAAAAAATACAAAAATAGCCATGACGGCACCGACGGCCCGTCAAGTGCAGAATATCATGATTCCGGAAATATCGCGCTTATACAGAAATGCGGGCTTTCTTCCGGGCAGATTGTTGTCTTCCGGTATAAAGACTGATTATGAAGAATGGTTCCTAACAGGGTTTAAAGCTGGTGACGACAATACAGAAGCATGGTCTGGTTTCCATGCAGTGAACACAATGTTTGTTGTTACTGAAGCTTCCGGTATATCAGAAGCGACATATAATGCCATTGAAGGAAACTTACAAGGTAATTCTCGCTTTCTTATTGTGTTTAACCCGAATGTTACTACTGGTTATGCTGCACGTGCGATGAAGTCGGAACGTTTTGCAAAGTTTCGTCTTGATTCTCTAAATGCAGAAAATGTTGTATCAAGAAAAGATATTATTCCTGGACAGGTGAATTATGAATGGGTAAAGGACAAGGTTTTAAACTGGTGTTCTCCGTTACAAAAAGCAGATTTCAATGAAGGCGAGGGAGATTTTATGTGGGAAGGAAAACTGTATCGTCCTAATGACCTTTTCCGTGTAAAGGTCAGAGGCATGTTCCCTAAAGTTTCCGAGGATGTACTTATACCTTACGAATGGATAGAGATTGCAAATAGGAATTGGCAAGAATTGCAGACAAGTGGTTTTACTCCAGCCAAATCTTGTAAATTAGGAGTTGACGTTGCCGGTATGGGACGTGATAATAGCGTGCTTTGTCCCCGATATGGCAACTATGTACCACAGTTTGAGGTGCATCAATCTGCCGGACGTGCAGACCATATGCATGTGGTTGGTATGACAATACCTTATTTGAAGAAGAAAGGAGCAAAAGCGTTTATTGATACGATAGGGGAGGGTGCAGGTGTCTATTCCCGTTTGTTGGAAGAAGAATTTACAAATGCTTTTTCATGCAAATACTCGGAAGGGGCAGATGGATTGCATGATATTACCGGGGAATACGAATTTGCCAACATGCGTGCATATCTGTATTGGGCTTTACGTGATTGGCTCAATCCTAAAAATGGTTTTGGTGCAGCTTTGCCACCGTGCGACCAGTTGATGGAAGAAGCTACTGAAACCAAGTGGAAATTCCTTAGTAATGGGAAGATTATTATTGAACCTAAGGAAGATGTCAAAAAACGTATTAAACGTTCTCCTGACTGGATGGATGCATTAGCGAATACGTTTTATCCTAGAGATTACAGCTTTATTAGTGAAGAAGAGTTGCTTAAAGACTTTTTGTAGTTGTGTTTCTTTTAGTACCTTTGTAACCGAAAACACTTCTAATTTGTGTTTTCATTGCTCTTATGTGCACTGGCTTGTGAAAGTCGGTGCATTTTTCTTCTATAGCAAACGTTAAATCTTTGGTTATAAGCGTTTTATGACTAAAATAATTGTGTAAATATTTGGCTAATCCGTTGATAATGAGTATCTTTACAATACTAAAAGAAACCAATAATACTAACAATTAAAACATAAGAGCAATGAAAAAAAGAAGAATGGATGAATAAAGAAAAAGAGTTGCAAGCTAAATTTGATGAAGCCCAAGCTAAATTTGATGCAAATCCCTGTACGAAAACAGCAACAACACTCTCTAATGCAAGAGAAGAACTCAAAAAACATAATAGAAATGGATACGATGGCCGTGACAAAGAACATAGTCGAAGATTAGCTAAAGAAATAGCACAAATTTTCGCTTATGCAAATGGTCAATCAGAAACTCTTCCAGCTTTTTAATTCCGATATTACAATGAAACATTCAAAAGAACAAATAAAAGAAATTATGTTGTCCCTATACCAACAACTTGGTGGACATAAATTTGTAGTTATGACGGGTTCAGAATTTACCGGTTATATGGAAAATGAATCTGGCAACATGGAGCAGATTATTAAATTGAGCAGGAACAAATCTGGCGCGGATAAATTAATCGTCACTTATGAAGAAGGTAAGGATGTTTATTCTATGAGATTCATCAAATCCTCGAAATTCAACAAAAGGACCTTCTCTTTCTCTGAAACTGAAGAGGTCTACTTTACGAGCGATATTTATTCTGAACAGTTGCAAGAAGTGTTTACACAAATGACAGGTTTATATACTCATCTTTAAAACAGGTTTTAATGAAAGCAACAATTATCCAAGAAAGAACAATAGAAAAATTTATCATGTCAGAGTTTGTACAAGGTAATTTGGATACGAAAGAACAAGTAAGTTGTATGCTTCTTCTGATTCAGAAAAAACTGAATATGTCAGTAGAGCAAGCTGGCTGCTTTTTGAGAAACACAATTGGTCTTAACAATTAATACACATGATTATGAAGGTATATGATATAAATGGAAATGTGGTAGCAGAAGGTTACTTAGTACCTAATCCCAATTTCATCCCTAAAGGTGAATACAAAGAAACTGAATTGGATTATCAAAAGAAGCTAGCTGATATGTTGATAACTTCAATTGATGGCAGTTTCTATGAAATCAGTTTGCCTAAAAATACTGTACTTCGTCAGAAGATAAACAAGGATATAAAAGGATATGGCAGAAACGTAAGAAGGTATAATGAAAATATAATTCATGTAACAGAAAAAGTACTAAAGCTTCTGCAAACTAAATATACTATAATGTGCGACTTTTAATATACGATTATGAACTCAATAAACGAAAAAGGTTGTAGCGTATGCCAACCAGGTAAAGAAAATTACACTACCTACGCAATGAAGTTAGGTAGAAAGAGAGTAAGAATGTACCAATATGACTATCGTACTGAAAGCGGTGAACTGTTTTCTTGTTGTGCTCCAACCTTAGAGGCGTGCAGAGAAAAACGGGATAAATGGCTGCAAAGTCATTGATACAAGTTACGGTAAGTTATTTAGAAGAGAGGGTATCGCATACCCTCTCTTTATGTCCGGTATTTACAAGGCCATTTCGTGTTCAAGTTCTTTAGATATAGCTTTATTGATAAATTCATTAATTGTTGTTCCAGTGCTGGAAGCGAAAGCAGCTATACGGGAGTGCAAGTCTGGTGACATACGTAGATTTAACTTCCCACTATAAGGCTTTTCAGGCTGTATATCCCTTTCTTTACAGTTTTCAAGATAAAAGTCTATAGATTCCTCGAAGTCTTTACGGACCTCATCAACGGACCTCCCTTCATAAAGTATTGACGCTTTTCTTAGCCCTTGCACTTTTCCAAACAGACAATTGTCTTCCGGGCTGTATTCTACAGAACCGGAATATCCTTTGTATTTTAAGAGTCCCATAATTACTTTGTTTTGGATTGTTTATATTTCTCAATCAAATTGTTTTTCTTTATATGCTCGATTATTCCTTTTATCACGTATGATTTCAAGATGCTTCCGGGATGTGGCTTATGTAAAATGAAAGGGGCTTCCTCGTCCGGTCCTATAAATTCAACACGGGAACCTGATGTGGCACCTTTGTTACTTTCCTTATATCCAAAAATCCCGAATAAGCGTTTTGCTTCATCATAGGTAAAATCCTTTGGGCATAACAAAATGCGCTCTATTAGTTTTTCCTTTGTACCCATAATTATTCGTTTATACAAAGGTACTAAAAATAGTACCAAACGCAAACGGATAATATAAAATATTGGATTTAAAGTGAGTTTTTTTGTTTAAAGTGGCATTTTTATTGCCACTTTTGCTATATTTGCACCATAGCATTTGATGCTAACGTGCTCCTTCACGTTACCGGGTAGTACGTATTGTGCTATCCGGTTTCTTTATAGAGAATATTATTATGTTCAACTAATCACCGTATGAAGATATACGGAACATGCCTATGGACGAAACGACCGCTATTTTAGACAGTTCACGACCTATTGATGACATCATCAATGACTTGAAAGAAAAATCAGTCTGTGTCCCCTTATGGGATGAGCTTATTAAAGACTATGAACCTACGTTACATGCAATAGTTTCTGATACAATTACCAGAAAGGACAAAACAAAATCTGATGGTACAACAGAAAAAGCCTCGCGTATCTATATAGGCCTTGAAAAACTCCTTACAAAGCGAATGACAGAGTTCATGTTTTCCATTCCGGTAAAACGTGTCTATCATAATATAGAGGACAATGAAACTCGCCAACAGATAGCGAAAGCAATTGAGAACATATACAAGTATGCTCGTATAGACAGTGAAAACATTAAACGCGGCAACGCCTATTTTGCATCATGCGAGGTGTTTACCATTTGGTATACGGTTGAAAATCCCAACTCTTTATATGGTTTTCAAAGTCGGTTCAAATTAAAATGCAAGACTTACTCTCCGATGGAGGGTGTGAGGTTGTATCCGTTACTTGACGAACTTGGGGATATGATTGCCATGTCATTCGAATACTCAAAGAAAGTCAAAGATAAAGAAATTTTATTTTTTGAGACCTATACTTCCAAATTCCATTACAAGTGGAAACAGAATGGTGAAGGATGGGAACAAATCAAAGCGGAACCAATAACTATATTGAAGATTCCCGGTGTCTATATTTATCGTCCAGCTCCCATTTATCATGGTTTGTCTTATTTGCGTAATGAGATAGAATATACCCTTTCACGCAATAGTGATGTAATAGCATATAATTCAGCTCCAATTCTTAAAATAGCCGGTGGTATAAAAGGAGGAGAGGATAAAGGAGAAAGCCGTAGGGTTTACCGTGTAGAACAAAATGGTGACGTGTCTTATGTTTCATGGTCTCAGGCTATCGAAGCTTTGAAATACCATGTAAGCACTCTGACCAATATGTTCTGGTCTCAATCGCAAATGCCGGATATATCATTCGAGAACATGAAATCACTTGGCAATATAGGATTTGATGCCCGTCAAACGTTACTTACTGATGCTCATCTGAAAGTAGGTGATGAAAGTGGTGCCTGGATAGAAGCTTTTGAACGTGAATGTAGCGTAATCAAGGCTTTCTTGAAAAGCATGAATACATCATGGGAAAAGGAGATTGACAATGTAGAAGTTGAACATGTAATTACTCCATTTATTCAAATGGACGAAGATGCAATGACTGATAGGCTTATAAAACAGAATGGTGGCAAGGCAATCAAGAGTCAGTTGCAAACTATTAGAGAGGCTGGCTCTAATAATCCGGAGGCAACTTTGGAGCAGATACAGAAAGAAGATGCGATGGATTTACAAGCAAAGCAATCAAGAATGAACGGTTTATTTGAAAGTGCGTAATAAATATGAAAAAACATTCAAGGGTAATTATGGTAGAATATGTTGTACAAGATTGTCCTATCTGTGGTAAAATCGTGGTGAAACATTGTTTGTATCCGAAAGTTGATAAAAATTAGGAACAAACTCGCAGATGTCAAAGAAGATAATCTTTCAATCAAAATATCATTGTCGGGATTGCGTGCATAGCTATGACTGGCACGAAAAAAACTTAAAAGGTGAGTTTTTCATGTGCCGTTGCCCTTTCTTTGAGTGGAGTAAGTTTTTGAATAGGGATATATGTGATAAGTTTAAGAAAAAATGATGAATTATTAAAAATGTGCTATTTATTTTAGTATAACCCTCGTGATTTTTCTGATAAATTACAGAAAGATATTAAAAATAGGACGGTATGGCAAGGCCTAAAATTCCAAACCAAAAGAAAAAATATCAAGAACTCAACACAAGGCTGAATAAGTATGTGGCTTTGGTGGAGCAGATATATGATACCTTGAATTTGAAAGCAGCTAAGGTTGTGTCACGCACTGATTATTCGGTCGATAGTGGAAAGCCGTTTAAATGGTCTGATTACCCACAGACTAAAAAACAGATAGATGATATACAGGTTCAATTTGTTAATGATATTCATACGATTATTTATCGAGGTACATCTGAAGAATGGAAGAATAGCAATGAAGTGCAAGACTTGATGGCAAATAAAGTTCTGAAAGCCTATAATGCCCAAGTGGATAAAGAAAAGTATAAGGTTTTATATCAGACTAATCATGATGCTTTGAAAGCGTTTCAAAACCGGAAGGATAAAGGCTTCAATGTCTCTGCAAAACTTTGGCAGCAGTCCACCATCTATAAGCAAGAGCTTGAAGCTGCTATTTCATGTGCTATTCAAAAAGGCACTAGCGCCATAACTTTGAGTAAGCGGATAAGCAAGTATCTTCTTGATTTCTCGTTACTGCAAAAGGATTACAAGGATAAGTACGGAAGTGCGGAACATTTAATGGATTGCGAATACCGTTCTATACGTTTAGCCCGTTCTAAGATAAATATGGCCTATAGGACGGCTGAAAATGAACGATGGAAACAGATGGATTTTGTGGTAGGATACGAGATAAAATTGAGCGGAAACCATCGTCATCGTATGCCACATGGGGATATTTGCGATACTCTTGCCGGGAAATACCCTAAAGACTTTACCTGGACTGGCTGGCATCCGAATGATTTATGTTACAAGGTGCCTATCCTCAAAACGGAAGAAGAGTTTTGGGAATGGGATGGTAGAAGTGAACCTACAACTGAAAGTGTGAATAAAGTCAAGGATGTACCGAAATCATTCAAGCAGTGGGTTGCCATAAATTCGAAACGCATAGCAGGTGCAAGGAAGCGAGGTACTTTGCCGTATTTTTTAAAGGACAACCCGTCATATCTTAAATAACAATCACTTGTGCATAATTACAAGCAATTTCGTGGTGTAGTTTACAAGGTGCTCTTGTAGCGTGCGTTTTATTATAATAGTTTAACATATAAAAGTGACTCTAAAAGCGTCACTTTTCTTATATTTGCATAAAGCATGTGAAGTTACATGCAACCGTACTTGTCGTAAATACTGATTCATTGCTCTTAATGTATTAAGGTAAGAAGGTTGACGGTCTGCTTGCATGTAAATGTTTGCAGGCCGTTTTTATTAATTAAAACATTTCACAATGAACAGAAGACAACAAGTGTTCGTAAAGTTGAAACTTAAAGCGAAGGCGTTAGGGTTCAACTCTAAGGAATTGAAGGGTATCGCCGCTAAGATTGCCGATAACCTTATTTCCGCTGATGATGCCTCAGAAGAGGATGTAAACGCTGAGATTGACGAAAAAATTGAAGCGGTTCTTCCTTACCTTACTTTCGGCCAGTCACAAGCCAACCGTTTGCTTGATGAATGGAAGAAAAACCACCCTGAAACAGATGACGATGATGATGACGATGATGATACATCGGGCATGCAAGCACGCCAGACTGGTTCAAAAAAAAATCCCCAAAACAAAGGAAAGAGCGATGATACTCCGGAATGGGCTAAAGGTCTAGTGCAAACGGTTCAATTGCTGAATAATGAAATCGTAGCGTTGAAAGGTGAAAAAGTTACTACTACACGTAGGGAGAAGCTTGAATCCCTTTTGAAAGATGCTGGTACATTCGGGACCCGTACATTGAAATCCTTCAATAAGATGAAGTTTGAAAATGACGATGAGTTCGATGAGTTCTATTCCGAAGTAGAGGAAGATTTGAAGGCTTATAATCAAGAACGTGCCGATGCGGGTCTGTCCAATTTGGGAAATCCTCCAGGCTCGGGAGGTGGTAAGCCTAAAGATGAAGAAGTATTAACCGATGAGGAAATTGACGCTATTGTTAGCAACCTTTAGTCTCATCTAAAAACTGAAAAAAATGGCAGGAACAGTAAACTTGGCAAATGAAATGGAAACATTCGATGGTGGACTCGATTCTATTGTTATTCGCCGTAAAGGAGGAAGAATTATAGGTGGTCGTTCATTGAACGTGGAAGGCTATGCTGAAAAGTATGTAAAAGCCGGGCATATCATCATTCGTAACAAAAATGATGAAAATGAATACAAACCCATGCCGGTATCGGGAGGTTCGTATTCATCTCTTCCGTCCAACCATGAATATGTTGGCGTTTGGGTACGCACTACTCTTGCAAGCGATGCGAGAGGCGCCATTCAGTATGACGGGGAAATCAATGATAAGGCCTTGCCTTATCCGATTGACAGTATCAAAAGCGACTTGAAGGAAGCGTTGCCTTCATTGTATTTTATGCACGATTAAATTAGAGGAGGAAAATTAAATGATTGCATCACAATTTGCAGACTTATCAAGAAGAATCTTCCCGAAGTTGCAGAACATCGTGGAAAAAGAGGGAGGTGAGCGCAATGGTGCTAGAAAACGCACCTACCTTCACAAGACTATGCTGCGTAAAGTATATTCCGCAGACCAAAAATGGACCAGTGCGTCTGTTGACACTACGTATGTAAAAGCGGACACTATTTCAATGAACTCTCCGCTCCCAATCAAGAAGCGTGATTCGTTGGCGCATGCAAGCGGTGTCCTTCCAAAGCAGGGTATTTCTCGCGTTATGGAAGAGTCGGACATCAATACTATAAACATTATGAGGGCTCAAGGGAATCAGTGGCCGCAGATTGCAGCAAAGTTGACCAATGATCCTTTGTTCTGTTCGATAGGTCTGGATGAGTCCAACGAAGCGAACTTCCTTACAGCATTATGCGAGGGGATTGTTGCAGTTGAAGACTTGACGAATGTCGGAACAGCATTGCGTGTTGATTTCGGTTATTTGCCAAAGAACGGTTACGGAGTCAATGTTCCCGGTGAAATAACATTGGATGACATCGAAAATGTGCTTTCCGCAGCCGATGCGGACGGTAATTCAATCACCACTATCTGTATCGCTTCGTCTACCTATAAGAGGCTTCGCCAGACACAAGGTGCCAAAGAATTGGTGGCCACTTATAGAGGGCAGACATTTGACAGCAACACTTCTTTGCCGACCCCTACCGCCTCTTTATTTGACGAAGCGTTTGCAGATGCCTACAATGGCGTGAAATTTTTGAAGATAGACCGTTCTATTATCAGTGAAAAGGACGGAGTTCGCAAGGCTTACAAGCCATGGAATGCCAACCGTCTGGTCTATCTGACCACTGAGAATGTCGGAAGTCTGGTATGGGGCACATTGGCAGAAAAAACAAGCCCGGTAGAAGGTGTGGTTTACACCACGGTTGATGATATGAAACTTATCAGCCGTTACAGAACGACTAATCCGCTAACCGAAACCACAGCCGGACAAATGCTCGCGCTTACGGTTATTGAAGGTGTGGACCAAATCTATTATCAAGACATAACAGATGCGCAAGCCGTAAATACGACGGAAGAGGCTAAAGACTCCACTGATGTAAAGATTACAATCTGGGGGAATACTTACAAGAAACCGGAGTTTGTTGCCGAATACAACAAGATTGCAAGTGCAAACCTTGCATCTACTGTAAGTGACAACAAGTTGATAAATGCGGTGAATAGGCTGAGCGATTCTGATGAAGCTAAGCTGAAAGCAGCGGTTGAATCCCATAAAGCAACAGAGTAAGCCATGAAGACAGTACAGCAAGCCCTCAAAGATGAAATACACTACCCGATTTCAGAAGGTTTTGTAGAGAATGTTATGATTAAACGTAATCTCAAAGCAGATGATGAGTTTGATTACGACATGGCTCATTCTGATGACTATCAGGGGGCTGTTGCTGACTGTCTTTGGTCTTTAGTTCAGACTATCAATTTTTCTGAAGCAGACAAGTCTTTCGGGGCTTTGTCTGATAAAGACAAGGAACGTATTCTGTTACGTGTTAACTCTATCTACAATGCTATCGGTGAGCCTTCGGTAGAACTGGAGCCTAAGCCGATGGTATATGTAGGTGATTGTTTGTTGTAGAATGGCAGTATTGAACAGAAATCCGCACAAGTTGCAATATCTTGTATCCGCTTTTGGATATGAGGATGAAAATGGAGATTACCATTCTGGAGAAGAGCATTGGGAAGGTGATATTCCTTGTGATGCTGTCCCTTCCGGTAAAGCGGATGAAAAGGAATTTGAAGACGGTGTGACACGAAAATATTCCTATGAGGTGCACAACCTTCCTCCGGACTGCCGTAATTTTACAATAGGTGACAGGGTGAAATTGATTCTTTTGGGAGGAATTGAGAGGGAGTTTAATGTGAAAGGTTTTCATCGTTACCAACTTCAGTGCAAGATTTGGGTTTAGGATATGGGAATAAGAATGACTACCAAACTGGATGAGATTCATAAAGTACTGATGAAAGAAGCGGAACGGGTTGAAAGGCTGACAATACGCGCTTTGTCGTATCTTGGTGAACAATGTGTTGTCAAGGTACGTGATAGGGGCGGTGATAAAAGTTGGTATGACCAGTCTGGTAATCTGCGTAGTTCAGTTGGTTATGTAATAGCCCATAATGGTAGCATTGTACAATACTCGGACTTTAATCAGGTTAAAAACGGTTCAGAAGGCGTAAAAAACGGCAAGGACTTGGCAAAGGAGCTTGTTAGGAGATACTCCAATGACTATGTCCTTGTTGTGGTGGCTGGGATGAACTATGCTGAATATGTGGAAGCGATGGCTAACAAGGACGTGCTTGCGTCAACGGAATTATGGGCAATAGACCAAGTTCCCAAGATGCTTGAAAAATTAAAAAGACAGATTGCCAAATGATGAAATCAGACATTGAAGTATCGAAGTTCGTATATCACAAGATTAAAGGCTCAATCCTTGAAAGGAGCGTAACCGGTAAATTGAGTGATAGGGGAAGGCCGGATAAATCGGACAAGGAGGATATTGTCATATCGGTACTTGCTAATGAGGGATGCGGTCAAATCCAACGGGCTTATGTGAATGTCAATGTGTATGTAGGTGACCAATGGAATTCGAGAACGAAAGCATGGGAAAAACATACGCTCCGTATAGGAGAATTGTGTGATTTGTGCAAGTTTCTCTTTTATATACGTAAAGAAGAGTTCCATACTATTCCCAAAGAATGTAGCCAGAAGGTTATGCCTGTAGGCGTTTCGTTTGAGAATGGTCGTGCAGAGCATTTCATCAACAACAAGCTGTACATTGAGATATGTAATGAATAATTGTTAACTATATTAAGCGATATAGAACTATGGCAGTAATCGGGTGGGGTAAACCCCGTATATTCGTAAAAGATTTGGATGCATCTTCTCCAAAGTGGGAAGAACTTCCAACACCGGTAGAGGATTCTACACAGTTGACGACAACAAAAGGAGATAAGCAGGAAGCAAAGATTGAAGGTGGGGAAAATGAGGATGTTAAGTACGGCAAGAATACGTATGCTCTTGCTCTTAATATCCGTGCTGCAAAAGGGCGTAAAAGACCTATCAGTGACAGTGACGGAGTGGTTGCCCACAATTATGCAGTTGCTTTACAACCGGAAGACCCGGATGTTCAAGGCTTTTGCATGGAAAAGACCACTGTTTCTGTCGAAGATACGTTTACTACAGCGGACGGTGGTATTTGGGCGTATATGTTTGATGCCTTAAAACCGGGAGCTGATAAAAAGCAGATTCAATGGGGTAAGATTATTGTAACGGAATCGGCTGGCTCAATTTCTAAGATTGAATGTGACCCGGAAGATGAATCAGGAGAAGGAGACAAATTTGAAGTCGCCCCTAATACCAGCGTGGGAGGTTGAGTTTTCAATAGGTAATGCCGAACGTGGGGGCTTTATACCCACGTGTATTGCGGAAATGGTGTAATGGATGCACGTATGTCAACCAGACATTAGGTTACAGTTCAATTCTGTATTTCCGCTCTGTTTTTTATATAGTTGATTCTCGTACTTTTTCAGGGCCAGTTGTCTGTGAGGATAGCTGGCGTTAATTTTAAAAAACAGTAACCGTTATGGCAGAAGATAAAAAACTCATAGACATGAATATCGCGGACACGATAATTGAGCGTCCGCATGGTTTTAAGGTTAATCAACGTCAATTCTATCTATATCCAGTTACTCTTGGGAAAACGTACCTAATATCAAGACTTGTTGAATGTCTTGATATAAATCTTGATATTATAAAGGCTAATCCATATATGGAGGCGTTAAGATTGTGCCAAGATAAGAAAGAGGTTGTATGCCGTATCTTGTCCTACCATACTATCAACAAGAAAGAGGAGTTGTTTGATTGCGACTTGGTTCAAGAGAGGTGTGATTTTTTCCTTAAAGAACTTGATGTCGATAGCTTGTCGCAACTGCTGGTTATGGCATTGTCAGAGGGAGATGTATCAGTGTATACAAAGCACCTTGGAATAGATAAGGAAAAAGAATGGCAAGCAAAAGCTATGAGAGCCAAGAATAATAATAGTTCTCTTGTATTTGGAGGTAAAAGCATATATGGCACATTGATAGATACTGCTTGTGAGAGGTATGGATGGACTTTGGAATATGTTGTATGGGGAATAAGCTATGCCAATTTACAATTGCTTCTTGCCGATTCTGTAACATCCATCTATTTGTCTGACGAGGAACGCAAGCGTATCAATATACCTAAAGACCGGAGAGTCATCAATGCCGATGACCCTGCAAATATGGAAAAAATTAAAGCTATGAATTGGGACTAAATGCGACAAATAGAACAATATAAAAGATGAAAGATAAAAAAATCACGAGGGGTTTACAAAATCTCTCGTGATTTGTCGGTGAAATAGAACATTTATTCCGTTAATTCAAACGCCTTAATTCCTGATTTAGATTCTATGAGATTGTCCCCGGATAGTATTAATTTAGAATTTATTTCCACAAAGTCATCCAATGGCTCAAAAGATATTGTATCATTCTGAACTTTATATGACGCCATTATTGTATCATTGTTGTATTCTCCTTTCGTGATAATAGAACATGTCGAATCCATGAAGCATATATGAGTATTTGAATCTCTGCCTATGCCTTCCCATCCCGTTCCCTTAATATCTATCTGTTGGGAACATCCACATAAGATAAGGACTAAAGCGGTTATAAAAATAGATTTCTTTGTTTTCATTCTCTCATTGCTATTCTAAGTGATTCTTCAAGTTTATCTGTATATTTAAATATATCATCTACAGAGTCTATCTCTATCATTTCTTTAGATTGGTAGTTATTAATTGGGAAACATATTGATTTCTTCCTTGCCCCGAAATAAAAACGGCATATCCACCAATAACCATTGTCTAAACTAACAACGAAATATGTTTTGTTATCCTTATAAGTTATGCGCGCAACATCTATGCTTTTTCTTAAGATGCTCCTTATGATATTGTAAGCGTCCAATTCTTCTTGTGTCGTTACAACTCCAGATTCTTTGTCCATGTACACAATCCCATCCGGAAGTTTTTTGTTTGTATCTTCTGTTGGGAGATTTACGGGGGTGCTATCTTGTGCTGGAAGCGTATCGCTGGTATGTTCACTATTCTTTATTGCTGTATTGAGCCTATCTGAAATAATATCATTGATAACAGATGAAATGGATTTCCTTACGAGTGGGGTAAACATGTCTATCACTTTCGATGTGATTTGCCCGGAAGTGTACGTCTGACGTGCGAAGAAGCGTACAAATTCTGCTGTCGGTGACGCAAACTCGTTGTTCAATATTGATTTTATCTCTGTAGTGTATTTCAACTCGTTTGCCGTACTTAAAACATCCTCTTCGTTGTAATATGACTTATGGAATTTCTTTAGTTGCTCTATATCCGCATCTGATAAGTCAAGCATATTCACGACAAGAAACGGTTTCTCATCCATAATGTTGATTTTCTCCAAATCTGTATAAAAGCGGTATTCTATCCCATTGGTAAGCACTCCGAATCGTGCTTTTGATGCGACGAAATACTTCTGTAGTTGTGTGTCATGCAAGTTTAAGTCCTGCTTGCAATGTTTGCATTCTATGAGTAGTATCGGGCTTTCGTCCTTCATTATGGCATAGTCAATCTTTTCTCCCTTTTTCTTTATAAGGTCGCAGTCAAGTTCTGGTATGACTTCAAAAGGGTTAAAGACATCGTATCCTAAGGCCGCAATCATTGGCATAATAAATGCCGTTTTCGTGGCCTCTTCTGTAGCTATACTGTCCTTTTGCTTGCTGATACGCTCTGAAAGTTGAACTATTTGGTCCTTGAAATCCATAATTTTATATTATTATATAATGGCAAATATATTTTATATGTTACTATAAACAAAATTAAAGATAAGAAAATAAACGGTTAAAGATGTTTTTAAGTAAATAGTGGCATTGTCTATGTCATTTTATTGTTATATTTGCAATGCCGTGTGATGTTGCGCGGTACA